ACCGATTTAGAATAAGCTACTGACTTTGGTAACATTTCTGTTGCAAGGTAACTTTTTAACCACATAATCCTTATGTTGGATAAATAGTTCAGTTGGTTCCCAACCGCATTAGCATAATTATCTGTAAATCTTTTATTACAGAAATAATATATTATCGTTCCTTCTAATCTTGTAAAAGATAGGACTAGATTTTATCCACTTACTCCTTAGGGACTTCTTAATTGCTCAAGAGGTATTCCTAATAAAGATATTAAATAATATAAAAATTATATTATTTGTAAATAAACAGGTTGGTTAATGGGTGATCCTCTTACAAAGGTCCTCTTAACTGTTGCCTAATTATATGCTTCCAGGTATGTAGATACATATGTTGGAGATTTTAAAAAGATCACATCAATTGTTGGTGATGATCATATTAGTTTATCTAACTTTCCTAGATAATTATAACGAATTCTCGATACCCTAAAGGATATTGGATTTAAAATTTCTGATGTTGATACTTTCATATCAGATAGAATAATGTTTTATTGTGAAGAGACAGCTATTGTCCCATAAAACACTAATTAATTGATTAGATACCAACTTAATTAACAAGACACTTAGGGCTGTTCTATATCTTATATAGATAGTCCTCGTCTAAAATTGATGTTAAATACCAGTTAAGACTCATAACTTTATTAAGTTACTCGACATGGTAAATTTGAACTAATGGGCAAGGAGTCAAAGTGGGTTTATAGAAATAATACCGCACTTTTTCCTCTTTTTGAAACTGCATAAGTGTTATAATGTATAACACTACCGCACGATTCTTCCAATCTTTTGCCATTTACACCAGTTTAAATTGGTGGTGATGGTTTATTTTCAACTGACTTTCAGTGGCTTTCTGAATTGCATTAAAGCGCATTTAAAAAACCTGAAGTTAGTACTTAACATTTTTCTGAATTCAAATTTAGAATCAAAAATGTAGTTAATAAATCTGGTCGTATTGACAAGTATGTCAGATCAGATAAAATTCTATAGGGTGCTTAAAGATATTTTTCATATCTTTAGCCTACATAAACATTCTTGAAAATTCTCGAAGGAGATTCTCGTTTTGAATAATTTGTAGTAAAACCTTACTCAAATAGTAAATTTCCTATTGCTCTATAAAATGAACAAAAAGAAGCTTCAAAAATTTTGTACTCATCAGTTAGTAGTCGATTTCTCGCTACTCCTGAGTTGTTATGTACTTATCTTTAAAAAAATATTTATTTTTAACTTGTTATGAAAGGTATACCTATCGAAGACTTCGATGATATGTCAGTTCTTAACTCTTAAGGTTAAAAATTTAAACTTTATAATTTGACTAAACCTGGTGATTTTACATCACACATAGGTAAAAGGTCAGTAAATTCATAGCCTTTCCCTTTAACTGATTATCAGTTTATTTGGAATTTTTGGCTTACCAAAGGTATTACATTTAATCACATTTCCAACATTTGGATACGTGCAGATTATTTAAAGAAGGTATCTTACCTGTCAATAAATCTTTCTGACACCATTCCAGTTGAAGTGGATTAAAATACCGATCTAATTGATCGGATGTAGAGTTTAGTTCTTTCGTCTGTAAGTAATTTACACGATGGAAAACTACTTACAATTGATTAATCAAACGCTTTTTATGTTGAAAGTCAACTAATAGCATACTATATGGAACTATAAAGGCTCCGAAGTTTTTGGAACGTTGTTCCTGTTTCTAGGCTTTTCCCAAGTTAACTTGAGGTTCCTTAACCACTCACACTTGAGGATCATAAAACATCCTATTAATTAAGAGTCGAGTTTTTTTAAAAAACTATTGAATCTATTACTTAATCTATGTAAAATTAGTAAAATAATTCTACAACTATTAATTTAATTTAATAAAAATAAAAGAGAAATTTGTCAGATTTATACTGCAAAGGCCTGTCTCTATTCTTAGAGTCAGATTCTCTTATAAAATTATAATTCATTAATTACATCAATTCTAGTACTACTAAAATTGGTGCCAATCCAATAAGAATTGTTCTCGTTTCAAACGATCTACAATTACTTTATGGTTTGGTTAATATATTTTACCTAAAATTTTAGAATAATAAAGGAGTTGAATTCTTTCTTTTAGATCCAACTTT